CTGCCAACTGTCTGTGCCAGGGTCCCTGTAGCTGCTGCCGCAGTGGACAACTTCATGCAGCTTGTGTCGTACTTTGGAATCAACCGATCCATGTTGGTTTGGCTGACTATCGTGGCTGTGGTGTTGCTCACCGTCCAGCTTGTAGTTGTATTACCCACCGGATTCGACAAGACGTTCCATTCAGCCGTCACTGACTGCGGGTCTTCCACAAAGATGTACATCGGGCCTGAACGGATGTCTGGGTTGATGTCATACCAGTCACTCAGTCCGTCCGACGTGGATGTATCGTCGTAAATTAGTCGGAAGGCGTGTTCAAATACATCTTCGCGTAGCCTGGCTTCATCCAAACACTCGAACTTGAGAGACGGATCGTACCGATGTATCTGGTAATCCGTACCACTAGCCACTGTTTCAGTAAACGGAGGGTCAACAAACACAGTCCCGGTAGCTGAGATGAATTGGGTGATTCGTCGTACCTGATACTCCAGGTTGCTTCCCGCTTCTGTAATGCGGACGTAGAAGTCGAGTATCTGATCATCACCAAAACGAGCTAACGATGTGTCTACTAACGTGGTGAACGTACCGGAACCGGCACTCGTAGTCTCACTAGCCCAATAATCGTTGATGAACTTTGATAGCCCTACAAGTAGGTCACACCCTGAGATGGTGGTAGTTCCACTTGTACCTGTGGGGAATCCTATACCTACTGGTCCAGCTACCATGTCAGGCTCCTATCTACCTTGTGCTGTTTTTTCAGCGTCTTCTAGATCGTCAAAATATTTTTTTAGCGTGGCATTTACAACGACCCAATCACTGCCGTCAAAGGAGTAACAAGCACCGTCTCGATAGCCAGAAGGGAGAGTCACTCCAGTCACAACCTCGTAATCTGCATCTGTAAATGCGAACGATTCTTCTGTCGCGCCGCCGCTAGTTCCGGATACTTTTGTCGCGTTCAACGTGACGGTTACAGAATCTTCCCAACTCATCCAAATAGAATTGTCTGCCTTTTTACGAAGTACAATCATTGCAAGCTGCTCCCTGTCTGCGTGATAACCACATCTGACGCTGAAGTAGCAAACCCGATAAAGGTATTTGTGCCAACTGTACTTGTAATTGCACCAGACGAATCTGCATACACCTTCGCTGCGGGGGTTAGACCTGATTGTTGAGTGTCTTTAGAGCTCAGCCACTTCACATCGACTGATTGCCCATTAGTTACAGTGGACTGCGCAATACCAATAAATGTGGCGCTGTTATCAATTCCTGTTGTCGGCTGATACGAACCCGCTTGGAGATAATACGGAGATGCCCACGACATACCACTCCACAAATACTTCTGATCGTCGGGACTATACGAAAGACCCCAATCGCCGTTGCTTGCCAGAGTAAAGTTCACTAAACCCGTAGTACCAGATGGCAACACAGGTGAGGTTGGTGACGATGCCGCAATGTAATGACCTGACGAAGCGTCATACGCATACGAAAAGATACGTGGCCGCTGGTAGTCGTTATAGTCCTTTGACATAACAGTAACGGTAGATAATCCATCATCAAGCTGCTGTGTCAAAGGGTTATAGCCCTTATAAAAATATCCATCACCAGAGGTAAACGTCTTGAAACTCCACGTCATGGTCGTACCGCTTGTCCATGTACCTGCGGCTGTGGTGTTTACGTCTGGACTGTCGGTCCATATTGCAAACCATTTTGAATCAGCGCTTCGGTAACACAACTGTAGATTGTTGTTAGAGAAATACGACGTTGACAATGTTTCGACACTACCCCAAGTAATTGAGCCACCTGCGACAGCACCAATCATATAATTAAGATTAGGAGAACCACTTGTTGCCGCTGCGTTTTGCCATATAAGTAAAATAATATTGTTGTCAGGATCGTATGAAGCCTTAATAGCCCCTTTTTGGTCGCTATATGATGTACTGTCCAAAGTAGACGTTGCAATGTTGCCGCCAATAGTGATTGTAGTACTACCCGCACTTCCGTTATCAACGTCACAGAAATGAGTGCCTGTAGAATTCTGCCAAAAAATTAACGAGTACCCTAAGTCTGGAACATATAAGCCACACTTAGCGTATGTAGTAGAGCTTTGAGAAAACTGCGTGTTGTTACTCACAGTAAACGCAGAACCGTTACTAGATACTGCAAACAAATAACCATAGTTACTTGCATTGCCATTACTTAGCGCAACGTACCCAACTTCACCCGTATCGTCATACCACACTGTTGGATAACTAGACGCAGAGTTGTTGGCGTTATAGCTTGTATTGTTTGCAGCTATAGGGTTCGTTGTGGTTAACGCACCTGATGCAGTTGCAAACCCACTGATTGTTATACCACCGTAATACGGAGTACTTGGATACTGATAGTTCTGATTCATCCTGACGTGATGGTCGACAGACTTATCGTAGTAACTTGTACCTGCTGGAGTACTCAGGCCCCACATTGGTGAGGACCAGCCGTACCCACTGTTATTTGTTGTACCGTCACCAGCAGCGTTAGCGACTAGCGTATTTGCTATTTGTGAGACTGTCCCTGCGGCATCTAATACCACTGCACGGCCAGCAGCGATACTACCGTTAGCAGTAAATGAGCCTTCTGCGCCACCCGCAGCAGCTACCCATGTAGGTGGATTTGCAGTTGCGTCAGTGCCATTACTCGTCAGTACCGTTCCCGCAGCGCCAAAAGCTACGCCTGTCAGCACATCGCTGTTGTTTGTGAACACTGCTTTGTTTGCCCCAACACCAAGAGCTGCATCTACTTCACTAAATGTAGGGGCACTTGTAGCTCCTGCGGATGTCAGTACCGTATTTGCTGCTCCTAGCGGAAGCTCGGTTACGTCACCGCTTGAATCGGAATAAAAGACTTTATTGTTTCCTGCATCCAGCATTGTGGCTGCAATTTGTGAAATCGTGGCGCTCTTAGTGGTATTAGAATCATCTGTGTCTGAGATAAGAATCTTATCGTCACCAGCCAGGGCTGCGGCAGCGGATGAAGCTGCGTTAACGCTCACGTCTACAGCATCTGCGGATGCGACAATCGCATTACCATCGCCTACATCGAGTGTGACATCGCCAGTTAAGCCACCCCCGGTTAAACCATCACCAGCAGTTACGCCTGTAATGTCTCCTGTGGTACTAGAAACGGTCTGTGTGCCTGTATTATCCTGCCAGTGAAGGGCGTTTGTCGTGGTGTTGTACCACATATCGCCTGTTTGAAGGGTCGCTGGGTCGCCAGCAGTGCTCCTGGCCATGTTGAATCGGTCGTTAGCATCGACAGTAGTGCCCGTAAGGGGTGCGTCTCCAGCGTCTAATACGCCATAATCAGAGCCTAACTGTACGTCTCTGCTAGTAAATGTGAAGCCCGTAAGGGTTGGGATCATCGTGACACGTAGTAATGCCACTGCGTCTGTACCATCAAAGTACGCCTGAACGCGCCCTGATGCGTCTGTAATAAGAGGGTTGGCGATAGTCGTTACGCCGGTAAGCCCTGCATACATTGTCTGTGTAATGTTGGTTGTTGTACCTACCTGTGCCACCTGAATACTAGCCCCGGCTATCGGCACACCTGAGCTGTCGAGTACCTGGTATCTCAGTGCTTGACGAACCATTATGTCTCCTTAGTTAAAAAACAGGTGGGCTACTCCCCAGTACTGCCCACCCATTCTTTATCTGCTTAACCCCAGTTAACTGGTAGCAAGAACGCAATCATCTTGGTATTGTCCCCAGCAGAGATTCCTTTAATAGTGGAATCATTCTGCTCGAAACGACCAGACTCAACCGTTACATACTTCACGTCATTCGCAGCCATAGTGATAGCCAGGTTGCCCTGACCCTGTACCTGCGCTGGTGGTCTGTCACCAGCCGTGATTGTTACGTTGTTTGCACCACCAGCAGAGTCAATGAATCCCAGAAGTACAGGTGAACCAACACCCGTCACATCCAAAGAGAATCCATCAGCACCGGTGGCAATCGCGGTCCAAGCCGCAACTGGCAAATCTGCGCTTGCTTCATTAAGGGTTAGTTCTGTGAGTGTTACTGCTGTAACTGCCATTTTCTAATCCCCTTTCTTATTGCGAAATACAGTCGGCGTTAGCCAACACGTATGGTCGCGTAATTTTGTATCCGTACAAGTGCAAGCCTTTGATAGCGTCGGAGAAGGCTGACTCAGGTCGGTATCCTTCAACACTATTAATCTGCTCTGCGTAGGTAACACCGTCCGAGTGACCGGCGATAACGTAGTTTCGTCCTGCACCAGCAGAAGGAAGGTTGTTAGATACAACAATCCTCATCCCGGCAGCAGCACCAATGATTCCGTTCTCTAGGTCTTCACGGTTTGCTTGTGTACCGTATGACACGAAGTTTGCGTTTTTCTGTAACCAACCGTGATAGAACGGTGGAATTATGCACCAACGGCCAGCTCTTGGCACGTTGTTGGTGTCTAGTTTCACAGCTAAATCAACAAGGTTTTCATACGCATCCACGTTTGCACCATCACCAATAATCATGGCTCCCAGTGCGTTATTCACATCGCCTTGCGCTTGCATAGCGGCCAATACCGAAGTGTCGGCTGCATCTCCAAGCCCCCAGGCAGCGTCACGCATAGCTACGTCCATTAGCGCACCATCATCACGTACTTGTCTCGCGTCTACATCATCTACTTCAAATGCAAAGTACTTCGCCTGATCTATCGTGAGCACCTGTTGAGAATCGTCGAGAGTCTCAGGTGTGATAGCAGTCGTGTTCTTTACATAATCAGCAATAGTTACACGCCCGATTGATGTAATTCGGACGGTATCCCCCATCTGGTCTATGTCACCTTCATAGTTTCGGTTACATAGGTTTACGGCAACGTGGGAATCGTTGAGATTCTCCAATAGAGTTGCAGCCCATAACGAAGGAATAAATCTGTCTACAGACATGATCTCTCCTAGCTAATAGTTAGCCACCTCGGAGAGCTTTATTTCGGACTTCCTTTGGAATCTTCATAATCTCTTGTGGTGACATATTTTTAAGTTTTTCTAATGTCAGCACCTGAGAACTTGATGAGGCGCGAGATGGCGTTTCGCCAGCCGCTTGTTTTCGTTGAGCTAATCGGGAATCGGGAGTGTCGTTGGCAGTCATATTATCTATATACTCCTTAGCGTTACTTACCGCTTCCTCTAATGATTTACCGGGAGTGTCCCAAATAGGCATTGCTGCCACTTCTTCTGCTGGGATTCCTTTGGCTTCGGCATAGCCGTACACACGATTTGATGCTTCTGCTGCGCGTCTTGCACCTTCATCTATTTGTTCATCTGATACTTGACCAGATGCTTCCGGTGAGGCTCCATTCAATTCCTGGCGTAACTCCTGCTTGGCTTGCGAAAGCGCACGGGTATATGAGTCTTCTGTCCGTTGGTCGGCAAGAGCACTCTTTCCTTCTTCTGACATCACATCGGATAAACCAATGTCCATCAGACTGCGTATTCCGGCAATAGAAGCCTGTGTTGTCTCCAGGTCCTGCTTGGTAGCAAACTCCTCAAGGCGATTTGTGAGGCGGTCTAAAGAACTGGTTGCGCGGTTAGTAACGTGTTTACTGTCACTAAAGTCTTTCCTCAGTTGGTCTAGCTGCGACTGTAATGTCTCGATTTGGTTCGACGGGTCAATCTCTGTCTGTACGTCCACGTCCTCGCTCAGAGCCGTAGCTTCGGAGTCTTCGGCGAGATCCGCTTCTGTAGTCCACTCGGTCTGAGCATCTACTTCTTGCGTCATTGTTCCTCCTTAGAACATCTGTGCTAATAGTGTACCCAATTATTTGTGAAATGGTCAACAAAAAGTAAATATACTATCTACTAATAAGTGATCTGCCTTGTGCAGTTCTTGGTGTGTACCCTCGCGTGAGTACAAGAGCTATATCTAGTTGAGGATCTCTGCGCCGCATTAGTACACGTTTTGCGTCTTTACGACTGTCGATGGCCCGCTTGATACCTTCTAGCCGTCTTTTCGTGCGTATGTCGGGTGTTTGGCGTATCAATCGCTCTAGTTCGCTATAAGTAGAAACAGGTCGGCCAGCTAATACGGACACGCGGTCCGCCACTTCCTGAAATGCCTCATCTGCCGCATCCCAATACCCTGACGCATTGACGTAGTTTTTATAGCGAATAAACTCATGGATTTCCTCTGGATGACGGGTGTAATCGGTCTCTAGATATCCGCTAAGAAAGTTATTCTGTTCGTCAGTGAACGTCGTGCGGAGTTCCATTTGTTTTTGATCCAGGATGTCCCAATCAAGGTGGTTGCCAAATAACTTCACTTCCGGGTCGTCATATAACTCAAACCAAGCGTCGAGCGCCTGGAGGTTAGGGTCCTCCGACAACGCATAGTCAAGACCGTGCATTTCGTCGATTACCCGCTTTTGTGCAGCAAACGTGCGTTGCAAATCGCCGTAAATCTTACTAAGTTGATCTCTGGGTATCTGGCCGGACTCTACCGCGACCGCCAAGTTTCGCTCCATTTGGAACAATTCAGCCGCTAGTTCTTCTTTTTTAATCTGCGCTTGTGCGCCCACATCACCCGAAGCTGCTCGCTTTTCTAACCTGGCATCAATAGCTTCGACAATTTCAGGATACTTTTGCTCGACTTCAGACTTCTGAATACGGGTTAATTGCTTCCAATCTTTGCCGTATATTTCCTGCGCCCGTATGTCCCTGCGCTCGTAGGGTGTTTGTGGGGTCGCTTTCAAACCGACGACGTTCGATATTAAGCCAAGTCCTAGCGGATTTCCATAAGTGTCCACATCAGTGATGTTGAAATTGGGAGTGCCAGTAACGTCTTCAATAGTGTCTTGAAGCGTAAATGGGAGTTTCTGCTGCATCAGGTTAATAACACTCAGACCAATCTCCCTCGGATCGTCTGACCTTAGCTTCACTGGTTCGCCCATAAACGTCTCTTCTGTGATCACATCAAACACCGTGCCGAGTGCAGGACTCGCCTTTGTTCTGAAGAGACGCACAGCACCTGAAGATGGTCCTTCTGTGACCATCGTGCCGAACAACCCTGCAAGCGAATCCCACGTACCGAACAAGGACACGTCCTGCCCTGCTGCGTTGATACGCATGAAGTTGGAGTTGTAGTGGGGATTTCCCTCAGCGTCGTACCGGACGGGACTCCAATCAGTATCATAGTCCTGCATCTCATTCATCCAGTACGTCGTGAGGCCCATCAGCGCCATAGTCCTCATCAGGTAATCACGCGCTAACCGACCATCAGCCCCCGGTTGAGACGCTGCTTTCTGCAACAAAGACAACTGCGAATTGAAGTATCGTGGTGCAAAGAAGACCGCTGACGACAAGGTGCTAGGATTACCGGCCTTAAAACCTGTTGCTTCGTTAATTGACTGAATAATACTTTCTGACTCACCCAAACCCTTTGCGCGAGCTAACGCCCCTTTTCCGAGTGCTCGACCGATCAGGTTACTATTGTTTTTCGCGTTCTTGTACAACATAATCCGCAGTGCGTTACCAGTACGGCTGAAGTGATGGTTTGCTAGTTTTACCGGCTTACCTATGAGGGGTGCTTTCGTCAGACCGCCAGGGAACAAGAACTCACCAACATCGTCCAGTGCGGCAAAGTAGCCGCCCTCCTTGATGAAATCGTCAATCGTTCCTTTGTTTTTGACTACCCAACGGTTGTAAAAACGGGGGCTGAACAGTGCTGACGTACTCATCGCCATCATCTTGGCTGCACCAATCGGGTCCACACCAGCCGCTAACAGACCCTGAATACCGATAGCTGAGAGGTCGAGAGTTGCCATAAGCGGACGTGAGAAGTCATTGAACTTCCGCATAATGCCACCAATACCCTGACGATCAGCCATCTCGAAGAACTTATTCATCTCGTCAGCAAACTCAGCATCATAGAATCTGCCGCCAGAAATGAAATTGTTTAGTTTTGCTTGGCGACCAGAAATCATTTCCGCCGCTTGTGGTGCTCCGGCACTCTGCTGTGCGTATTCGTATGCTGTGCGGGCAGTGTCTCGTTTTGCTTTTGCTTCTTCCAAATTCTCCAGCAGGTCCCTGACGCGGGTTTGAGCGGGTATGTTGTCCGCTAATACTTTTTGCACACTACCTAATTCGTCTTCTATTTCTAGTATTCGTCCATCCAGTTGGTTCATCCGCAGCGTGTGGGCGTTTGTCTCCCGTAAGAACTCACGCGCATCTTGTGACTGGTTGGTTGCCAGATCGAACGCTGCTCGCTTCGTCTGAGACATATTCGCAATTCGCTGCGTTAGGCTTTTGTCACCCCGTAGGTATTCTGTATCAGCTCGCCTGATCAACTCCATGACTTTGTGTATGTCGTTGTCGTCCCCTACCTCGCGCAGTTTTGTGGAGAAATCCTTCAACTTTGCGAAATACTTCCGACCTTCAAGACCAGCTTCTCGCATGTCAGTGGTCATGTTATCTATCGCATCAGCTAGTTTGACCGCGTGATCGCGTGTACCAGCTACCAGTTTCGGCATTTGCGTGTTGAGTTTTGCCATTGCGCGGGCTTCGCGGGTTCTAAGTGTGCTCACCGCTTGCGCCCTGATTCCCGACAATGCCTTAGTAATTTTAATTACGTCCCCTTGTGCAGCTAGGTACGATTTTCTCGCACCAGCCCACGTCCCTTTAGACATCAGGCGGTCTAGTAATGTCATTTGCCCGATACCTGGTACGGGTCGCGTCAAAGATTCTTGCAGCCATTTTGCGTTGATTCGATCAACACCAGCTTTTAGTCGTAATCCCATAACCTGAGTCACGTCACCAAGGTAAGTACCAGGATCATCGGGATTAGCGTTACGCATGTCTTTTGCGTTTTCAAACATCTGCCTCTGGTATTCAGCTCCTTGAGAGAACCCCGGCAATCTGCCTTCTTCAAAGAACGCTCCACCAAACGACCGTTGACCACCGCTCAACAACGCTTCCGATCCTTCACTTACAAATCTTGGGAAATACCCTCTTCCTTTAGCGTCCCCAAGCCGTTCCACAATGTCACCAAAGTACGGCATCGTACCTGCGTTCCACCTGTCGCGCATCACCTCGACCACTTCGTCAGGAATATCAGCTAATGACTCTCCTGTTATATCCTCAAACTCGATTCCGGCGAGTCGTTCTGCCTCGCGTTGCACATCAATTTCGCCACGTATCTGTTCAATAGCATCTTCGTATGGTTTTCCTTTTTCTGTGAACTTATACGAACCATCTTCAGCTAGGGCCAATATCCCGTTGTCGCGAAGCCAAGGGTCTACTGTGCCATCCTCCAGAATCACCGACTCAAGCGATCTGCCGTCCACCTCAGCATCTTTCATTATCTGCTCGAACTCGATGACCTTATTGGATACGTGACCGCCACCAGCCATGCCACGCATCGCCCAATTATGCTGTAATAACGCTGCATCTTCACGACCACCAAGGAATCCTGGCGTTTCATCCCAATTTTTTATCAACGTGCCGTCAGCCGTCCGGAACTGGCCGCTCGCTATGTCGTCAGCGAGTTTTCGTATTTCCTGCTGGTTACGTGCCACTCTTGTAGCGTATTCACGTATGTGCGCCCTACGACGTACATCGTCCCCTGATCTTGCTCCTAGTATGTCAGCCCGTGCATCCGCATCGGCCCATAGTGCTTCGCGTCGTTTTTGTTCGAGTTCGTTCGCTGTGCCGATTTCACGATCAGCCTCTGCTACCCGTTGACGCTCTCTCGCCAGATCTGTCTCTGTTTCGCTTGCTTTAGCCCTCGCGTCGTCGATTTGCTGGCGAATCCTGCGCCGTCCTTCATCAGTACCCGGATCAGGCTTCCGTAATAGCTTCCCGATATTTTGTTGCTCTCTGTCTAAGCGGTTAGTAAGTGAGTCCACAATGCGTCGAGATGCGGCTATTTCGGGCGAATCAGCCATCAACTCCGCTTGAAGTTCTTTTTTTCGCGTCTGGCGGCGTTCGAGTATCTTGTTGAACTCCTGCTTGTCCAACGCCTCTTCCACAGCCGCTAATGCCTTTTCGTTCGCTACGTTGATATTGAGCCGTTTCATCGCCCCCATAGTGGCCCGCGCACCACCAAGACCACCCAGTAACCCTACTGCTAACGGCGCACCGATCTTAAACAGTCCAGGTGCGGTCTCGGGTATCGACTCTGCGGTTTTTTCGGAAGCTGCTCGGAAACCGGCTACCGTCCCTGCCTCAGCAGCTAGTCGTGTTGGAAAACTGAGTCCACGCGCACCGGCAACGGGAGCTACAGCAAACTGCCCTACCCGCGCTCCAGCACCTAGCCCTCGGAGAGCGGCTCGTTGTGCGCCTGTCGAACGCGCTGCCGCCTGACGAGCTAACGACGCACCACGCCCCAGCTTACCGGCTAGTCCAACACCCCCTAGCGCAATACCCAAAGTGGATGGACGTGTTAACTCCTGTAGTGCCAAGTTTCCCGCTTCATCAAACGGACCTGGTAAGTCAGGTATGCGGATACCTAGTCGCTCAGAAATAGGTCGGTCAATTGTTTCCCATTTATCGAGTATTGAGCCGAAGAATCCCGGTACGCTAATACCACGCCGTTCCTCTTCCTCTTGCTCCTTAACCGTTTGTTTATCGGTTGTCGTTCCGGTTGGGATACCAAATTGCGTGGGCGCACGTTTACGCGGTACGCCTTGCGAACGAACCTGGCTAGAAAAGTCATACTGGATAGGTTTTGCCATTAAACTGCATACCCCCTGAACTTAGCGAGATCTCGGTTTCGTTCCATGCTTGGCGCACCAAACTGTCTGCGTGACTGGAACGCCACATCTTCCAACGGTACGTTGAACTCAGTCATTAACCGTGTATTCAACATTTGTTGTTCAGTCGGAGTTAACGCTTGGAGCTGCTGGAAGGTTGGCAGTGGCAACCCTCCGAACTGAAGCGGTGTAGGCATCTGACCTGATAACACAGAGGCTACTGCCGGTGGTGTCGTGGCTCGACTCTGCGCGATCAACTCGGCTTGCGTAGTGGGTCGGGGCATCGGCACATCAGGCACGTTCAACAATGGCGTGGGCGAAAAACTCGGTCCCACCTGTGTGCTCCACTGTTCAAAGCCCATTTGTGGTCCACCATAATCCGAAGTAGACAGCCAGTCCCCGTAGCTTGGAGCATCCGGCATCGTGGATGTCTGCACCGTGTCATACATAGCGTATTTCGGATCGTTCGGGTCCGGCGCACCTAGTTGACCCTGTGCCGCTAAAAGACTGGAAAGCGTCTGTTCCGCTTGAGCTTTTGCCGCTTCCATCTCAGGAGTCATTGTGCCTTGCTGCTCAAACAACGTGTATGAATCTACGGCTGCTTGCGCTCCGGCTATCGCTTTAGCAAATGATTTTTGGTGCGATTGATTGGCCGTAACTGCATCGGTGTATGCCTGATTCGTGCCACTATAGACCGTTTCTTCGCCATAGGTCGGTTGCATCTCATTGACAAACCGACCGTACGCGGCCCTGGCATCTGCATCCTGAGCCGCCTTGAATTGAGTAAACTCGTCCCTAGCTCGTTGTTGATCCGCTTGAGAACGGCGACGGTTCTCAGCAGTAGTCGCGTCTACCTCGAACTGCTGAATCTTTGCCATCTCACTGTTGAGGTTGTTAATCAAATCAGCCTGTGTAATCTCTGGTAACGGAGAAATACCACCACGAGTAAAGTACGTTCGGGCCAGCACATCGCCACCAGAACGCAAAATATCAGCTACCAACTGCCCTTGATTTGTGGCTGCGTTAGCCATCTGGGGCGCTGTCTGAATGAACGTGCGGTAGTTCCTACCCAGTTCCTCAAGACTATTGAAGTAGTTATTCGCAGCTAATGTGCGCTCCATACGGCCTTCAGTCGTATCGAACTGACGCTGCGTTTCGCCAAACGTAGTATCGAACTGTCGTATATCTTCACCAAATCGGTCGCGGTCGAGACCATACCCTAAGTTAAACTGACGTTGGTTCTCGCCAAAGTTACGATTAAACTGGTCTCTCAACCGATCATCCGTGACGTTAAACTGACGAACATCCTCTCCATATCCACGTTCACCTGAAAATACGTTGTAAGACGTGCCTAGCGAGTCGCCAACAATCCGCCCTGTCTCGTCTACACGGAATGTTTCGTACTGGCCTGTGTTTGGGTTGAGGCGTTCCTGAAACGTAAATTGTTCTTGCGCTTCGCTAATCAGCTCGCGATCACGCGGATTCGCTGTGTCATATACCCATGTACCCTCTGAATCCGTGAACGTGGCCCATTTCTTGTCGGGCTTATCTGGAAATGGCTCGTTGCGTATTTTGACAGCGCGGTCGTCGTTATCGTCGTCTATGGTCCATACACCGATACTTATGTCTGCGCGGTTTCCGAGTGAATCTTCGCCATACCGGAACAACTGCAATTCGTTATTGCCAATATCTACGGCGTACCCGTTGACTACATCCTCTCCATTTATATCTTTAACGTAACCAATCTCTTTGTGGATGGCGTTGGTGTGACGCTGAGATAAGGTTGGTGTGGTCCGTTCACCTGTAGTCGATGTGATTTCTTCTATTGCAGCTCCCTGCTCCATCCCGGATACAGGCGCAGCATCAGCCCCAGTACCGAGCGCACTGCGGATAGCTCCTTCAGCCTTCTCCAATTCTTCCCATGTGCTCGCCTTATCCAGAGCGTCGCGGAGCCGTCTTAGCTCCCCAGCAGTCAGATTAGGAATCTGCGCTACATAATCCTTATCATCAATTCGCGTGGCTTCACGCACCGCCGCCTTTGCGTCTTTCTTTGCTGCATAGTTGAACTTTGGTTTTGCGCCGTGCTCGATAGCTTTTTTTCTGACAGCGTCTATTGCTTTCATTCGCTCTAGCGGATCTCGCGACGCACGTAGCATGTCGGAAAGTTCTTGCTCTTCGGCTACAGACAAATCATCTGCGACCTGCGCGATAAGGTCCTCGACTTCGCCTTGCTGCTTGTTTACCGCGTACTGGAATTCTGGTTGAAATTTACCAATAAATTCCAAACTTTTTACTAGCGCATCCTGAATGACTTTCCAGCGTTTCATTACATGCCTCCCTGCTGTGGTTGCTGCGGATTCATGATCTGCTGCAACGCCTCAATAATCGCTATCTTTGCTTCCATGCAGAACGGGTCGGTACAGGTACTTAAATCTGAGCCGTGACCATGTGCAGCGAAGGTTTCTTGCATTTGATCAAACGTGGCTGAAAAGACAGTCGCCTCTTCGGGCGTGGCAAAGGCATCAGCAATGTATTCCAATGCCATTGCATTTAATACCGTCACTTGCCTGGCTGCGTCACTCATCAGTGCCGCGAGTTCTCCGGCCATTACCTCATCCCGTTCACTACGTTTGTTTGTCTATCCATAGCTACCTGTTCTTCCATCCCGGTAGGAGTAGCTACTTCATTCATTGTTATTTCCTCAACACTATTTTGTTGTTGCCCTGCGCCTTGTTGGGGCGCTGCCTGTTGCAGTAAGTCAGATTGGAACGAACGCAATACTTCAGCGGCCTGAGACTGGAGTCCCTTGAGCATCATCATGGTGCGCACCTGTTGTGCCTGGGGTGACATAAACAACGTATTCACTGACGCTTTCAGAAGTTCCTGCTGTGGATTCTCAATGCCTGAGTTCTCCATAGCGGTCTCTGCACTCAACATCCCGTTATAAGTGCGGTACAACTGAGACCACACCATCATGTCCCGCATCTCAATCGCTGAACGATCAGAGGTGTGAAGCTCTACATCGACTGCATAGAAATCATCCAGCTCGGCTGGCTTGATAGTAATCTCACTGGACTGTCTTCTCGGACCACCCGCAATACTGATAGGTGATTCGAGTATGTGTTGTACGTCCTGAAACACCTGTCTCGATGCCACACCTACACAGGCTTCAAGCGCAGCCACACAACTTGATAATTTAACAGCGGCGTTACGCACATTCAGGTCAGCCTCTGTCGCTGACTCCACCCCACGTTGAGGTTGACCACCTAACGCACCGAGCTTGGAAATCTCTGACGTAAAGCCATGCACCTTGTCCATCATCTGAAATGCTGAAATAGGCACTTCCGGTAGTTTCACAAACTGAATGTCCTGATCGTCCACTAGGTTGATGCGCTTACCGGGACCCACTTCTATCGGGGTACTGTCGTCCATAATGTTTCTGGTAATCACAGGAGCGAACGTGGAGTACCGTAATTGGATGTCTACCGCAGTAAGCTGACGTGCTTCCGCCTGTAATACAGGGTGTATGTACCTCAAAATACCTACATATCTGTCAGCAGGGTCGTTGTCTGCGGTAGTCTCACCCCAACCAGAGTCACGGATGATGTACGGAATATAGCCGTCATAGTCTTTCTTCTCGTCAGTGGAGGCCGGAGTTTCCCAACAATAGGGGTTCATATCGTCCATCACCCGTTTACCTTGTACCCACATCACATGGGAACCTGGATCATCACCGTGAGGACGGGTGTACATCTCTACGAATTCCATCTTCTCAGTAGAGCTTCCATCAAACTCATCGGCATATTCTGGGAATCTGCGTCTTGCTTCGTCAGGGTAAATCTCGTAGAACTCGTACACATACTTCGGGTCACTAGGAGTGTCGATGTCATGCACGATGGTTTCGTTAGGCGGCACACTGACTTTCCACAGGAACTGAGACTGTGTGAGCTTCTTTAATCGGTTGCGGAACTTCTGTTTTTCGCCTCTGGACGCATCTGCCATAGGGGGATCGGGTATTAATTCCCACCGAATCTCTTTTTTTAGGATGATTCGACCGTCTTTTACGAGCTTTTTACGCCCAATACCTAGCGGATTAGAGTAATCCATCTCCACTCGATGCCAAAAAGAGGCTAGAAACTGGCGCTTTCGCTCAGCTAAGTCCTGCTGAAACTGTTGATCGTTGTCTGTTTGCTTGGCTGGTACAAAGATTTTAGGTGACGTGAGGATGTGGTCAGAGGCATTGTCTACAGCCGCTCGTGCAGTGGGAGGGATGGTCGCTGACATGCCTGATTCTCGGTATTCACGGGGAATAATCTCCCCAATGTTGGGGTAATTGCCGTTGTAATAGTCCGTATCGTCACGGATTTTATCAAAATAGCCGTTCCACACCTGATATCTGAGGCGTGTGAAGCGACCGAAATCATCATCAATGTCGTTTATGTAGTCATCAGTAGTCATAGGTTATCCAAACGTCACATAGTCGCGTTGCATTACACCCGAAGCAGTTCCCCGTCGGCGCTTCGCTTTCATGACCGCCAGTCCAGCAGCCATAATCGAATCATCGTGGTATCCCGGAGGGTGGGAGTATTTCACTCCCCCTCCAGGCAATACCGTTCCCTCGAACAATCCCATCTCTTTTTTCAAGATTTCATCGTCCTCGCCGAAATGCACACGCCCGTGTTCTACTTCCGCCGCAAGAGTAGACACCAGTGTGGCCTTCGATTGGTTAGTAAATTTGAAACTAGACACTGAACAGCCCTCGTTTCGCAGTATGTCTGCGACCGGTTCCCCAATACCAGAGCCATCTAGGTGGATGGTTTGACACTTATACCGCTTGTAGAGGTTGGCTATTCGTGGTCCGAGCAGGGTGTAATCCAGTCCGTTAAAGCGATCTGTCGCTACGAACTGCATTTTCTTGATATCAATCACATAAGCGACGGTATAGTCTTCGATTTTGCCTAAATCCAAGCCCATAAGGTACGCAGTATCCGTCGGATCTTCCCAGCGAGAGTCGAAACAGTCCTCGAAATTTCTGAATACCTGTCCATCATCTTCCACCCATTCCGCTAAATACTGCTGTCTGTACTGCGTATCCGTGAGGTCACGCTTAAATTCTTCCAGTGCGTCTTCATCAATGTTCGGATGTGCGAGCGATGTTACTGACGCAGAGTAGTACCTGGGGTCGTCTTCCTGCCCTACATTCCAATAGGTACGGAAGTTCCCCTTCCCTCTGGCTATACCTATTGCGACTAACCTGCCGTCAGAATCAGCAAGAGCGGGCATAAAGTTAGCCCATGCTTCCGGATTTAGGTCGTGAGCCTCATCCACAAAGGCCGCTGTCACACGGTCTCCCTGCAATGACGTAGGGTCGTCAGCCGATTTAGCCTGTATTCGCGCTCCGTTGACTAACTCAATCAGCTTACGAGTCTTGTCATGGGACGCATAAAAGTCTCTTAGAGCAGCTCCCGGTCCGACAAATAAATTCCAGACCGGCTCCCACACCTTCATGGTGAGTTCGTAGTTGGGGGCTATGACATAGATATAGGGGGCGTGTAACACGCCGAACTGCTCTTCTTTGGGACGTAACGCCTCACGGACTATCTCCGCTTTAATCGCAGTCGTCTTCCCAGCACGACGACCACAGGCCAGTATTAAACGCTTCTTATTGTATTGTCGATGCACATGGTCCCGTTGCCACTCCCACGGCTCATACGGGTCACCATCATTGATGAACTGCCAGATACTAGGACTCTGAAATGACTTCAATCACTTCCTCCTTTGGCTTCAACGCCAAATCCAACAACTTATCCATCATCTTCTCGTTGGCTCCCTCAGAAACTTCCTTCGGACGACCGACATACAACTCCATAAACAATTTCTGAGCACGTACCTCGCCCTTCTTAGCAGACGTAATCATCGCCTGGTACACATCCTGAAAGTCTTTCTCGGCCTCCAACATGAACTGAGTACGTGCATTACTACGAGACTGATTAGTCTTCTCCGGAACAAAGATTGCACCACTCCCCTTCACAGGTAACCCAGATGCCGCATCACGCAGCACCGGCATACGTGGCCCGTTGTCCGATATACGCACAGCACCAGACTCTACGTCCCGTACAATGTCCGTATATGTACGCTCCCCATAATCCCTATTGGGGTCCAGTCTCTCAATAAGCTCTTCACTCATGCACGTTTCCGCAATTTAGATAACGTCTTAGCTAAACGAGCTTGCTTCACAGTCCTCGGTGAATACCGACCAGGACTCTTTAATACAGCACTCCCAAACGCAGCAGTAGACTTACCAGCCTTCTGAGCTTTCGCCCTAAACGCCCCAGGACGCTTAATAGCTCCCTTAATCCAATTCTTCTTAGCCATAACTAACCCCTCTTCGGCTTCCTATACGGTGGCGTTCTCTTACCCTTCGGCATACTTAACTCCCTATTACATAATAATTGTAATGCTATACGCTATAATCTGAACAGGGCTTCAACACAGCCCCTCCTTTCATCGAGTGTTTCCCCTGATTTCAACCAATCGCAAGCCAGGGGAGACACTCAAAATCCGAGATACCGTGAATTATCTTTAAGTACCCCTCCCCCCAGGCTAGGGCCGCGCGACCCTTCGACCCCTACCCAAAGCCTTTTTAACTGTTAAAGTGGATAGGCACTTGAACAATTAAAGCAAAATCAGCTTATATTCTGCCTACTAAGCATATGCAAATATCTCTTATCGCTATTGCTCACAAGGAAATAATAAAAGCCGTCACACTAAAACGTCACACAATCACGGCTCATTATTTGCCGGATATGTTGCACCCCGGAACGCATAACTAGCCCGGGTTGTCAACTTGATAGCTTGCTCGGTACATGCGAGTCTATATCTCAAGCTGTCAATCATTTAACTACTTTCACACTTCGCTACCTTTTGAACTTCTTCGCTACGCCATAACCTTTATTTTGTAATGACTAAACATATTTTTGAAATCTATGCTATTATTTCTAATAGAGGTACTCAGTAGAGCTACCCAATACAGAGAGAGAGAGTAGAAACATGAACACAGTTATCCACGTCGAAGTGAAAGAGAGTTATGGCAACCAACGTATATACGCAGCATGCAACTTATCCGAAAAACTGTTAGCCCTAACAGGCCAGAAGACATTCACGGATCGCAACATTCAAATAGTCAAGGATCTCGGGTACGAGTTTCGAGCTATTGCACCAGCTATCTAAACGATTAACAAGAGAGAGAGTAAAACAATGCACAACGAGATTTTAAAATATTTAGATCTAACTGATGAGCAGACACAACGATTCATGAAACGTGCTGATCAGTTAAGCAACTTCAAACTATCACGACTTGACAGACACCATGTCTTGATCGGAGTGGCTAACAGAATAAAGAGAGAGAACTAAGTAAAAACCGGTGCCAGGTGGGAGATCCGGCACTAAAAAAAGAGAGAGAGATCAAAACATGAAACACGAGATAAGCAGAGACGAATTTTTTGATGCGTTTATAGGCCGTAACGGCTGGAGTGATACCTACTCCAACAACTTTAGCTATGAAGGACTAGACGCGCTATTCGAATACTTAGAAGAGTTAGAAGACAGCATTGGCGAATCAATCGACTTTGATCGCGTCGCTATAGCTTGCGACTTTTCAGAGTATGAGTGCTTTGAACGCATAAATGAAGCCTATGGCGACAGATTCGAAAGTATCGAAGATCTACACGATTACACAACTGTGATCGAAGTGGGACACGATACGGATCGGATCATCATTCAACAATTCTAGATCGAATGTTCAAAGCTGGGCCGAAGTTATAGCGAAATTTCGATCCAGATTTGAGCATTTGATCACGCTCAAGAATCGAGGAAAACATGAACGATCAAAAAGTATTTGTAGGCACGGCATCGCATCAATGGAACGATCCGTTTACCTACGCAATAGGCACGACTCAATCAGAGGTTGACGAGTATCTAAAAGAGTCGAGCATAGAAGAGTCTAAACATAATTTGGATGATTGCGACTCTTTGGGAACAGAGGATTGTCAACACAATGGCTGCGGCTCTTCTGTTGGTGTAGCTGATGATATTAGTTATGGATCTTACGAGATCGATAGTGTTGAAGAATTCGGATCGCTAATGAATGATGAAGAGGTTATCAAGCTAGGAATTCTAGACGAGATCTGTATCACTTCCGATATCGTGCAACACAACGGAAAAATTAACCTAGTAGCTAGTTATGCTCCATTTACTGATAACGGCTTTAATAATCCGAACTCGGTAGAAGTACGCACGAGTTACATGGATTACTCATTCGATACAGCTACAGGATTAATTGTTTACGACCTATTAGACGAGATAAGCGAGACTTTGATCGCGATAGAGGACGGATCAATTAATGCCCGTCAAGCGAATGATTTTATCGCATGAATAAAACAATATTGATCGATAAAACAAAACGACCCCGGAATCGTGATGCGAAGATACTTGCTCGCCTAATGGGAGTGAGTATCTTCACACAAGACAATCTAAAACTAATGAGTGCTTTGGGATTCACGATAAGGACCACAGAAGTAATGCGAACCAGTCTAGTATTGACGAGCAATTAAGAGAGAGAAAATAATGGATGTAATCAACAAAACAAGTATCGCCCAGAACGTAGGGATTCCGATTGAGGAAGATAACGAGACAATGATCTATCTCGTCGATAACGAATCGCTCGTCATTCACACTAGAGAAAGTCTGATCGAATACTACAAAGACACAAACCTATTCGACGACGACTGTGCCGATAGTTGGTCCACTTTTCATGACATGGGAGAAGCTGTCAACTTTTGGGATGTCCTCAAGATTTACGAAGAATGGGGATCGGAAAGTGAGGACTATGATTTCGGAGATACCATCGGCGTGACTTGGTACAACGATAATTTCAAAATAACGCGAATTGCATAAAGGAATAAAACAATGACTAACCCTGAAATTGTAGAGATCATGATTCGTGAGTTTGCCGGGGTACTCGATAAAAATATCGAAGATCTTCGGAACTCACTCGATAAATCGGAACGATTAACACCAGATCAGGAAGCCTTATGGTGGCTGACGACCGGTAAAATCTTTGCGTTCACACAATCACGAGCGCATGTGCAAGTATTACAAGACTATTTTGGAGAGAACTAACATGAACTATTGGATAACTTTTGAAGTCGATTCACCTATCGACACTGAACACGAGCCAGGTACCAAAGAATTTTACGAAATCGTGATGGAACGCGCGTTCCACTTTCAAGGCGTATTGGAATCGCTATCTGTGATTGAGACGGCTGCTGAGGACGGAGTGGATAACGCGACTCAGCAAAAATACGAAGTCACTGAGTGGGATGTGTACGACGATGAGAACGGAAAAATCAAAAATTGGTAGCTAATCTGAATGACTATTGGTATTACTAAGGGTATTAACGCGCCGCTATGGGCCATACAGAGAGACTAATTTATCTCAAATAGCCCAAAATAGCGGCGTTTAGCCTTATTTACCCAAGATATGACTACTAACCCGGTCTTACCAGTTTGAGCTACAGCAGCTTCCTTCTGGCCTAATCCGCGCTGCAACCATTTAGGGATATCGCCTTGAAAACTTTTGACTTCCACTGCTAAGCCATCGGTGTCAGCCGAGCCGCACAGCAAGCAGATACCACCTGGCTGGGTCTCCACATCAGCGATGGCCGAGCCGGTACTTGGATTACGGAAGCTCCTAGTCTGAGTTAGTCGAGCAAGGATGTCACGCACCTTACGCTCTACCGCTAGTCCTCGACTGCGATTGTTGCGCCCCCTCTTACTGGCTTCAGTGGTCATGCTAGTACCACTCTGAGCCGTTCTGGTGTCGGTCAACGAATTGATCATCTTCAATTTGGTATTTGCTCATTCTTACTTCCAGTGGCTTCGTTGTTCTCCACGCTTCCCACAATGCTTTGTTCGCTTGTAGTCTCTCAGCACTCCCTTCGGGCATTTCCCACGGACGCTGCAACAAGTAGTTAATTAGTGCCTGTTCGAGATACTTCGCCTCTGCCCAGTCAGAAAAACTATTAACCCAACCGTTGTCGCCATTGAAATCCAAATTCTCACGAATGCCCTCTAGCTGATCGCACACAAGCTCTGGCTCAGTTTTGCTCTGTGGTCGAACTCTGGTGGTGACGGTTGTCTCCCACTCTTCCCGTCCAGTTTCTGTACCCCATTGTGTGTAGCGCAATATAGGCTTTGTCAGCTTATCGATTCTCTTCTCAAGTTTTACTGTCATATCTTCTTCTCCTTAATCCCATCTCTGTTGCTTGCTTTACTTCTCTACCTATGAAGTCGTGACATGCACGGCAAATCGCCATACATTGAACCCATGTACCCCTCGCGTCCGTCGAGCAGCGTTCCAGTATCGACCCTCCCTGTGACCTGGCTAACACTTCATGTACATCTACACTCTTACCTGTACATACATCTGGTACTTGCGCTTCACACTGCGGATATTCTTTCAGTAATTTCTCCACCAACTTCCTACGCTCGACATACTTAGCTGCCATCTTCTTAGACCTTGGCTTCATGCGAGAGCGTTTCATCAATCCACCTCTGTCATGCAACCACATGCACCAAAATCGTCACCGAATGCCAACTGGTTCTCAGTCCCGGCATCAATACGCTTGCGTAATTCCACTAACGGAAGCGGTACAGTCTCACCTCCTGCTCGGTCACGCAGAATGGCAACATTCTTACCGAGCTTGGAACGCATTGCTTCCTCCTGGCGCTCCCACTCTGTAAAGATATGTTTGACATCGGGGTTCTTGTACACTCGGCTAAACGTGCCGATACCAGCCCTCACGCACAAGCCCCCACAGTTGTTATGTTCTGCGCCTGTTGAATACAACCGTGGGGCTTTTACTCGGCCCTCGTCCAGTACCTTATCTACCTCCGTGTGCTTGTCCCACAATGGCTTCCATAACAGTGGGAAATCTACTTTGTAAGGCTCCCACCTGTGCTGTACGCCCTCAGTTCTATGAGCCTCGGTATAGTCGATGCCGAAATACAGTGTTGTGTCGTCAGGATCACACTGCGAACGGACCCACGTCTGAGCTACCTCGTTCTTTAATACTCGTGAACACACTGGCACTCGGTTGTTACCTAAGAATGATTGCTCGTCGAATAACTCCCAGATGGTCCGACCATCAGCCAAGCTCACCAGTTGAGCACCAGGTATTAACGCAGCAGACTGAATCAGAAAACGATATAAGTCCAAGTCCTCGACTTTGGTATCCGTAAACAACAGCACTATCGGATCGTCGTTATATTCCTGGCGCAACCTATACGCTGCCCCGAAGGATGCCTTACCGCCGCTAAAAAATACGACGTGCTTCATTTCTTTTTCTTTCTGGGCATACTGTTATCTAGGTTCACTTCATCCTTGAGACGTGGGTAGACAGCCTTAACTCCACAGGTCTTGCAATACCTGGTATGGGTGGATTCATCCTCGAACCCCGGATACTGCCAGTAGTGTTTATGGTTCATAACCTCTCCAACTCTTCTTGCACCCAATCCTCAAGCAGACAAGTGCAGTCATATACATGCAGTGAGTGAAAATCACACCACCAGTCCTCGCACATTTCGCACTGCCTGTCCCACCACTCCAATACTCGGTGCTCGCCAGTGGGTTCTTCGCAATCCTCACCACATATCACCTCACTGCACGTCACTTTGTTCATTGAGTGAGTGCCTCCCAACATTCGTGCCAGGCCAATGCTGCGGTGTCAGGGACGACTCCGTTTCCAATAATGCGGATACGGTCGTTGCGACCGATGTCCAGCCAATGCCCCATCCCATCATCCACTCGCAGAAATTCGGATTTAAGTAGCGATGGTTGTAGTCCTCCCGCCACACCCACCCATCTTGGGTCCGTGGGTCCGTATGCGAATCTCGACGGGCGCTCCATTTCGATTGCGGATCTACCTGACGAGCCAACGATGCCGATGGTTTCTTCTTTGCATCCGTTGCCAGAGGCGTAGCCCAAGATAAAAAGCCGTTGTCGTCTATGCTGTGCCCCTGTTTCCTCCGCCGTAGCGAGTGTCGCCGCAACTGAGTAACCCATGCCTTGAAGACTGAGGGCGACCTCACTGAATCCGAGTGACAAATGATGGGCGACGTTTTCAAAGAAAACCCAAAGAGGCTGAGCTGCTTTGATTCCTGCTTCGATGTAGGGCCAGAGATGCCTGGGATCGGCGGCTCCCAATTTAGGCCCGACTGCTGAGAACGGCTGACATGGGTAGCCACCCACGATTCCTTCCACTTGTCCACGCCACGCTGCGAAGTCGAAGGTTTTAAGGTCAGACCAGATAGGAGCATCAGCCAACGTTCCTTGCGTAATATTGCTGACCAACGTCGCGGCGGCGGTGACTTCTCTCTCAACGTAACAGACTGGGACAGTAGTTCCGCCTGAGCCTCGGTCAACCCCGGTGTCGAGTCCTCCTGCACCGCTGCAGATGCTGAGGTAGGGATGTAGATCCACACTCACTCAACCTCCGTACATGCTGTGGACCCCCTAAAGGGGTCCAACAACGCGGTGTACGGTAAGGCGTACATACTATGTCCGTACATGTACGAAGCCTGTACGCTAACCATTTTTCATACCCCAGAACTTTTTGTTCTTCACCGTATGAGTGATTTCAAACCACCCTTCTTTTTCGCCGTCAGTGAGCACACGCCGTATCTGAGAATCTTTAAGCCTGGGACTGTTTCTCTTCTGTGCGACAGAATCTCTAATAGTCTGTACATCTACAGAAGCAGTCTCCGACTCTTTGAATACCTCGAATACCGCAGCTCGTATAGTCTTGTCCCCTTCCTCATCACTTTCTTTTTGCATGTCTTCTGAATACGCAGACGCAGATACCTGTGTGTACTTGGCACTCAGTAATCGAAACGATTCATCGTTATCGAATTCCACCTCATAGGCCATGACTGGACGCTTTGGCCCTCGGTTGACCTTCGTGTGCTTCAGATAAATAATCGGGTCTTCTTCTTCGTCTTGCTTTTTCTTAATAAGCCACTGGTTTCGTACTGAATTACCGGCATACACACTGCCGTAGGATGTTTCCTCGGCTTGAGCACTAGCGTTCTCGCCCAATGCACTTTTAGCTAGGTGACTTAGGGTAAGTACCGGGATGTTGAACGACTTACATACGTTCATTGCTTGGAGAATCAGTGCCGCGTCAGATGGATCTCCCCCTGCACCCATCCCAAGACTGTCTATCACCACAGCCTTTAAGTCATGTTCTTCAATCTCATCCAGTATTCTCTCTTGTGAATGCACCAATGAACGATCCATCCGGCGGTAATACACGTCGTCTGAGGACACATTGAAGCCTTGTGCCAATGCGTGTAATCGCTCTGCATGAGTGTTCACGCCGTCTTCAAAGTCGTAATAAGCTGTTTTACCGACTACTCCAGGCACAGATCCTAGAATTGGCTCTCCTGAACTGATACTTAACAGCATCGTAAGAGCCAACATGGACTTTCCGGCGGCTCCGTTTCCGTACAGAAGAGAGATGCCCTCTTGTGCAATGAACGGTTCTAATGCAAACGCAGCGGCGCTTGTCTCAGGCTGCGTCTGATTGAGCTGTAAGAATTCCTCACCACCACGCCGGTATTCTTCGACTGACGTGTACGACAGGTTAACTATGCGGGTGCGCCACTCGTCAAAAGGTGCATTTGTTATCGGGTTTTCGGCCAGAGCCTTAGCAAATGTCTTCTGAGTGGACGCAGCCATCAACAGGTCAAGTGTCCCGGAATACATAATGCCGCCATTAGATGCAAACACCGCTTCGCAATACACCTTGTTGTTCTTGTCAGAGAAGTTCCTGAGCAACGCGGTGGTTCCGTCTCCCCATTTGTAGGCATGTTTGTTGGTGTGAAACTTAGTAAGCAGCTCAGTCATTAAACGGATCTCCTACCTGAATAGGTGTCGATGTCGCTTCCGTCTCATCAATCTGAGGTAACTCACTCTCCATATCGCTGCTGTACCATTCTGCAATTAGTTCCTCCTCATACGTCGGTCTAGGTACTAACCGCCGGTACTGGATGGCATCTGTGATACTGCACCCGTGACGGCCACCGTCCTGTGCATTACGCACTCGCCCATCGTCGTACACAGGGTCACCACACCAGGTACATGGTTGAGTTGCGATACCCATGCGAGTAGTAAGCCAATGTTTCATTGTCATACTGGCCTAGAACACGACATGCTTGGCTTTGAAATCTGCCTGAGTCACGTAACGTAGACAGTAGCGTTCTGGCTCAGAAGAATCTTGGGCTGTGCATTTATAAATAGACTCACTCGCCCCTACCTTTTGAATCTTCCAGTTATCGTTGCCCTCCCTCTGGTGAGGGTCCCATTCAATCGGCCACATCCGGGCTGGCTCGCTCGCATAGTCGCCTTTACCCATGTGCTTGGCACAACGTGGCTGCATCTCTCCTTTGAAATCGCTGACCACATACATAGGGTTGCCGTCTTTGTGTATAGGAATAGCACTACCCTGAACCTGGCTTACAAGCTCTGTCTCAGGTTGGGCCAACACTTCTTCTAGAAGAGAGTGTTCCTCAATGTCGTTAGGGTTAGCTGCTTTCGGAGCATCGGTGCGTACTGCACTCATCTCTTCTCGGCTTGGCCTGTTGCCTGTCTCAGTTGCGACCTTGCCGTAGATTGCTCGGTTAGAAATAGCTCTACCAATCGCGCTGGTAGAACAATTCTCTGTGTATTTCTCGATCATACCCCCGGCCCACTCCTTAGCAATGCCGGTTGATAGAGGGCACAAGTTAGCTTGCTCTTCTGCGTTCTTCCATAAAAAAGCACGTATAGTACACGAGCTATCAGTCTCGGACACGATCTCGGTAGTGATTCTGCCGTCAGGAAACTCAGCGTAAAACAATGGAATGCGGTCTTTCACCATTTCATAATCGTCTAAATTAAATGCCATTAGTCTGTAACTCCTTTTGCCATAACAATGGCGTAATCCAACTCACGCTCTGTCAGTCGAATGCTGTATTTCAGGGCCTCTCTACGTCCCTCGTTTTCGGCGATGATCGAAGCGGCGCTAGTGACCTCTGCCTCTGCTGCTTTCCAACCGAAATCATCACCTTGTTTCCGGCGAATCCATTTATCGCGCTCATCTTGATTTTTTCCTACCGGCAGTCCCCATCCATCCTCTAAAGAAAGCTGTAATTCTTTCGCCCTCTTCACCTCGTTCCGACTGGTATTCAGGGTTAGGTGGGTGACTTCAAACTGGTGGATATTGTCACGCTGTTTCTGGACCAAATCACCAAAGTCGTCGTTAGCCATGTATCGTGCTCTCAATCTTGTTAACTGCCCAAATCAACCCACCATCAACTCGTTGGTGAAATGCGTAGTTGCGAATCAAACGCAAAGCAGCTTCTCTGTTTTCCGAATATCCTTCTATGACGATGGCTCGCCTGTTGTAGTTGTTACGCACGTACCAGGTCTGACTCGACTCGATGTACTTCACGCTCCACGTCTCACGGGACATACTTCCTACACGCCAGTGCGTACCGAATGTCGTAACGGTGCGTTCCTGATGTATTGGGTCGTTGAACAATTCGGACTCTGTAGTCTCATCTGGTATCATTGGAAAGTCAGGCTTGTGTTCATGGGCCTGATCTCTCTGCCGGGTGGGTTGATCTCCATCCGGCAATTTATTTGAAGTTACTTCGCCACACTCGTATTTCTCTGCCATGATTGACAGCTCTTTGAGACATGACGGTTTCAGTTGATTTAACAATCCAGCCAAGTCGTTGTGCTCTGTTAAGAATTGGACCAAGTGCGCGATTCTCTCTCGGCGTATCGGCTCCCAATGCTTCCCAGATGGCATCTGCTGTAAATATGTCATTGGATTTTGCTATTACTTTCACTACTTCGAGTGCTCTGTCTCCCCAATCAGGGTCAGTGCCTCGTTCTACTTTTTGTATGCCCTGACTACGGGCGCTCAGTACGTCCTCAAACTTGGGCTGGACCACCGGCTGCACCCTTAGATACAAAATCGAGTATGTCCGCACCTACAAAAAAGCGAGTCCCTTGCCTTCGGCCAGAGAACGTCCGCCCCACTAATCCCTTTTGTCGAATCCAGGTTGATAACGTAGGTTGCGATATACCGAAAATCTCTTGGACTTCGGTGAAGGTATAGATGCCGTTCGGTTCAATTATGTTCATTCAAATACTCCTTTCCGTAGGTAAGCATAGAAGTCAGGAACTCTTTTTGCAATACCGTTTCGCTTTTTTTATTAGTTTTTGTTTTCATCTTTTTGATTATTTTGTTATTTCTTATTCATTTTTCTGCTTGACACGTTTCAACTTTTAGATGTACAGTTCTCTTGGGAGTACATAACTGGAAGGAGTTTGTATGACAGAAGATAACCAGATTGGGGACTGGTACAAAGTAGACGCAATAGCCGATAGAGTTCGGACACGTCTACGCCTACGCCGGGAGTTGTTGGGAATGAAACAACAACTACTTGGCACACTGCTACCCGACCCACCGAAACAGTGGTTCATCGGGCGCATCGAGCTAGGGGAGATCCGTCTTCCTACTGCGCGATTGCTCCAGATATCACGACTACTGAGAGTGCCGGTACCCTGGCTGCTCGGTATAGATGGATTTGAGGAGCTTGCGGATGATGATCCGTACCTTGATTTCCATACCGCAGCGAAACAGATACTCGGCTCGCAGTATGACCATATAGCTGATGCCTTCCCTGACAAGGGAGATGAACTGGATGTCGTGCTACAGGCAGTAATAGAAAAGCGAATAGTGAATGAGGGGGTGGAGTACGATGGAGGTAACTACATTACGAGAATACAATCACAAGCCAGTAGTGTTTCCTGAGAACGCAGAGGGCTTGGTGTACGACATAGCGGGAGAGAGAAAGCGCATTGAGGGCATTAGCTCACGGGATATAATCGATTATCCAGGGGAAATCGGATATGAGTTTTCCCGTGACCCGATGCGATTGATGCTGTCATTTGATTGGGAGTGGCACAAGCTACCTTCCAAGAGCCAAGTGCAGTTTATGTTGGAGCCGACAAAAGATGAGTTCGGTGTGAAAACAGAGCAACCGCCATTCGTGGCACACAGGCACGTTGATGTGGACCCAAACTTAGGGAAAAACCACTACTCACATCTTGCCGTGTTTCCATACTACGCAGCACTCACCATTTATGACTGTTGCGATGTAAAGGAACGTGAAGTACGAGTGGATCGGTTCGGTAATCCGATGCAGGACTTACTGGACGCAATGGATGATCCGTCAGTGAACTCTCATCGGTACACTAATCCGTTTGCCCACTGGTATCAGGCAACGGTTTGGAGTCGGTACTTTCTGGGGCGCAACGATCTCTACAGCAGGAAACTCGCTGAAAGAGTGTTCGAGATGGACCAGAAGTTCGGTGTACGGATACCGAATGTGACGAGACCGGGGCAGAACAAGTACACGAAACTGCTCAAAGCCACTGACGTGATGAACGCTCGCACTGCTATTAGGGAGGCGCATCATGCAATCGCACGAATGTAGCGGCCCTGATTGCCGACGTACTGTGTATGAAGACAGTTTCATGTGGCGTAATCGACAGCGAGTAGGGAGCAAAATTTATCGCATTTATGCGTGCTCTGAAGAATGTTTCAACTACTTTACGGAGTATCAGAAGGTACTTCAACAAGCTAACACAGCATCTCGGGCTGGCGATGAACTGTCTGGAAGGTTTGCTGACTTCGTTCCACTCTTCCTGCGTGAGTACGCCAAGCTGCGTAGGCGACGGACGACCGGAGTAACGGTGTCTGCAATGGAACTTCAGTTTCGCAACGACCGTGCAAATTGGTGGGTCGGTAAACTCGGTAACAAATACTTTGAAGAGATCGATTGGGACATGATCGACAAGATCTTGTTGGAACAGTTCGAGACGCGCTGGAAGGCCGGGACATGCAAAAAGTATTCAGATACGCTGTCGCTTATTTTTCAAGCGGCCAGTCAGGAACGAATATTTCGCCCGAGTCCCTACGCATCTGACCCATTGAAAGCACAGAACCCAGGTAGAGGCCACCACTTCGGTGAGGCTAACACTCATGTGCTTCATCGACTCAGCCGAGAAGAGCTAGAGTTGGTTGGCACGATTGGAGCAGGAGTACCGAACTGGTCCACATGGTCCGCTCACGTCGCTACTCAAATAGCGTGGCGAGCTGGTTTGCGACGCGGTGAGGTGATGGGTCTGCAATGGAAGGATGTCACCGACACCGAAGTTGCTGTCACACAGTCACTGGTGTGGACTGGCCCTGCCAAATTTGAGATCACAGAGGGTTCTAAGGGCGGTCTGAAGGAGCGTCGAGCGCCGTTTCTGGTGATGTCCGAATGGGGCGAACACCCAGACACAATGAAGCGGCTGTTGGCTACACACAGAGCCAAGATAGGTGAACTGCAACTGGCTATCGGTGGTGCATGGACTAGCGCACGAATCAACGAGCCGGAAGCATACTTGTTCCCGGATACTCGGGGCGATTTACAGCGACCTGAGTTTTGTTCTAAGCTCTTCATGCAATACTGCAAGCAGTTAGGGATAGTGCGTATTCGTGAGTCACAACGACGCGAAGCAGGAAAATCCGAGAAGAAAGAGTATCCACCCAGGTTCCACGACCTACGGCATACCTATGGCTTTCTACAAGCCCACAGAGGATTACCTATCGCAACCGTCCGTGACCTCATGGGACACGCTGATATCCAGACAACTAACTTGTATTTCGATAATGACTCGGACAAAGCAGCCGCTGATCATTACGAAGAGCAGGAAAGGAGGCGAGTGCTACCCTCAAATGCACTTTAGTAGACATACTGGTGGGGAACAGTAAGAAAGGTGTGACACATTCTTGTGACGCAAACATCAACAAGCCACCTATTACTGGGAATCAGGTACTTAGAGCACATGCTTCCCAAAGTGATCTCGGAGCAAAAATTATGTAGCAAATGTCAAATAAATGAGGTCGAATTTCAAGAATCAGACCCTTCGTTCACGGAGTCAGAACTTGAGAATCTCTATATTTTATTTGAGCAGTTGGCGATGGATATTTAGAGAAAAGGAGCCAGATACAAAAATAAACTACACTGATATAAAAGTGTAGGAAGTGTGGCACAAAGAGGTGGGAATTCATCTCTTTTGTGCCACTTTACTGTGACACTTTTTGTGACAAAGCGTCACACTAGCGGGAGTAGCTCAGTGGTAGAGCGCGATCTTCCCAAGATCGATGTCGCGAGTTCGATCCTCGTCTTCCGCTCCAATTACTCTTTAGCCTTCTTCTTAGTTGCCTTTGGTTTAGGTGCTGGGTACACAGCGGGTACACCTACAGCACTGGCCTTCTTACCGTTCTTTATAATACCGCTCATTTATTTCTTACCCTTCTTGGCCGACATGAACCGGCCTGTCTTTGGGTCACGCTTCAACGTGACCAGGCTTGCCGAATCATCTCCTACTAATTTCTGAGCTACACCAGATTTCACTACACTGGCAGCAGCACTAATAAATACTGTGGCGATGAGTGCCATAGCATCCATGTCCACGTTTGCGAGTGACATCCCCGCAGTGACTCCTATCGCAGCTTGAACCCCGGTAGACACCGCTCTCTCAGCAATGTCCTTATATTCTTCGTTCATCGTTTACTCCATATCCTCGACCTTACCTTGAAGGTCGTCGATTACATCATTGAGGATGCTTTGCCCTGCATCTATTAGATCGTTGGCTTTCTTCTGGCGCTCATCGAACTCAGCCTGGTTAACAGATATTGAGTCTTCATTGCCATCATCCAGAAACTTGAACGCATCGTTCAATCCCTTTGACCTAGAGAAGTAGGGGTTGGCTGCTACCGTACAGCCCCAGTGTAAGTGGGGTCCTGTGCTCTGGCCGGTACTACCAATTACGCCTAAGAGGTCTCCTGCTTTGACGGATTCAGAGCGGCGGACACTTGGCGCGGCATATAGATGAGCGTATAAAGTGTAGCCAATAAGGTTCCCATCGCTATCATTGTGCCGCAGGAAAGTAGCATTACCAAAAATAGCCGCCACATTTTCCCGCCACGCGACTGTTTCTTCGGTCGTGAATACATCGTTAACTACTCCATCCATCGGTGCTAACACCGGTGTGCCTTCAGCGGCTGCAATATCTACACCCGAATGTCCCTTGCCCTGACTTAGTTCGGGCCTGACAACTCCGTAGAATGAAGTGACGCGACCACTCACAGGCAAACCGTTGTAGGTGGTTCCGTTTAGACTTCCTGCGAACTTTAGTCTCATCGAATACCACCTCCCTTATCCACCCAACAATGATCACTGTGACAGTGATAGTGAGCATCAGTTCTATCAGTTAAGGAACTCCATACGTCACCCCTTTTTTTACTGTGTTTATTATAGAACATTTGTGCTAAACCATGAGGATCTCTTGCCTCCGTCATACGGCCTGGCAAGCCCTAAATCGATCATCATTTCATTGACGTTTTTACCGTCCGCAAACAGAGTCCCAAGTATGCGACCAAACTTACCTTTACCGTGGGATTGCAGTGCTATAACGTCCGCTTCTTCAAGGATGTGTCTGAGTTGATCCCTCGCTTCGTACCCCAAAGCGCGTTCTCGTTCGTCTTTAGTGCGTATCTCCGGACAATTTATTCCTAGTGACCTGACGGATTGTTTCTTCAAAATTATTGAAAACCCTAAATCGATGTCACACTTAATGGTGTCACCGTCGTACACGCTGATGCTGTCGATGTCGAGCCGGTAGGTAAATGGCTCACTCATTTACAGCTCCCACACGTTTTGACCATGCGATAGCCTGACTCCACCTCTAGCCGAACTATCTTAACTTTTTGCGGAGGTATATCTTCGTGACATACCCAACAGCTATACGGTTCACTCATTGCCTTCCTCCATCTCTGGGTCGAATCCACATGGACACTTCTCCCAATACTCTTCTTCACAATCCGGGCATCGTCGTGGCATTAGTTAGTCCCTCTTCTTATCTATTTCATTGGTAAAAGCGACAAAGAGTGCCGATAGTCCGGCACTGACTGGTAGGGTTAAAACTGCTAAGGCTGTTAAAAGTGTTTAATTCCTGACCCCAGAGGGTCAGAGACCTTCTATGTTTTGCAGCGTTTCTACGTTACCCGTAGCAGACCAAATAATCCTGGCCCCCAACGCAAGCCACACCATCACCACAGGTATGAACACCATACCCACCAGGAGCTGTACCCCCGTAATAGTGGTTCCACCACCCTTGCGCTGTTCTCGTTCTTCATCTGCCATAACAGCTCCACGCGTTCCAGCTCTGTAACATCCAAATCTCATAAGCGATCTGTGCGTTCTCCACAGGGTCGAGCACGTTACGAGTCCCCACTAACTGAGACCAATAGTTCATGTTGATTTGAAACAAGCCATACGAATCTCCCGAGTCGCCTATAGCGTCCGGTCTACCCGTGCTCTCACACATGATGATGTGATAGATCTGCTCGAACATACTGTTGTCCTGTATCCAAGAGCCGTCCTCAATCTGTATGACGTGTCCAGTTACGTGCGAACGCCAGCTTGTCTGAGCCAGGATGGTTTTGATTTCGTGCTTGGATAGATATTCAACTTCACGTTCAGCCGTAGGTACTGAGACTTCAATGTCTTCTACCATCCTGTCACCCACACCCAACGTCACCGGCCCTACAGGGGTGATAAGGAGCGGAGTCACAACCTCAACCACAGGTGGTGGTATTGGAACCGCATAGCTGATGTGGACTACGTCGGGGATGGTGGCTGGCATGAGTAGGAATACTCCTAAAGCGACACCGATTCCCAACGAGCGTTTCATTTTACGATGATGGATTTCTCTACGTTGTTAGATGCAGTCATAGTGCTGTACAAAGTCGCAGCAGATATAACTAGCTCAAAGGTGTCGAGCGAAGCATCCGCCCCGAACGTTGAGTTCTGAAGGGTGAACGTACCGGCATGGAGGTTGTTGATAGTTATACCCCCACCGTAGGCTCGAACATTCGAGATAGTCAGTTTCTTACATTGACTCGAAGCCGTGATAGTTGAGATTTCAATTTTGTCGAATGAGCTTCCCCCGCCACCAACGGAGGGGATACTGACTGCACCACGCTCTGACTGCACCGTTATCGCCGCAGGGGTACTGCTTAACGTACCGCCAATACTGATACCAGATGCCTGGTTATTAAGAATATTCATAGTGTGGAACTGGCTGTTATCTATGGTGAGCTTCGTTGCAGTGACGTTATCTAATATGACCGTCTCACATTCAAGCACCTTCCCGGTAGCCCCAATGATTTTGATAGTGTCAGTGGCACTGCCGAAAGTCGCTCCAATGTCTACGTCGTTAATTGTGATGTTGCTTGCTCTAGCTCCACTCATGTTGATCTTGAGGGTGTTGGTCATAAGCTGACGTTCTTCGAGTGTGGCGTTCTCAGGTATTACCCAGTCCTCACCAACCTTGAGTGTCTGGTCAGGCTTAACAGCAGCGACATTATAGATGGCCGGATCTGGGAAATGGCTTGCGGCTTGAGTGAACACGACCGACGTACCAATGGCAAAACCTGTCACCAAAAGACCGATGGCCCCACCCAATATTCCAATTTTCCAAACGCCGCCCGTAATCGTCATGCCACGCACGGAAGCAATCTTCAGATTAGGCGGTTGCCATCCTCCGAATGACGGCATACGTAGATTTATTTCTGGGGTTTTCCAATTAGGAAACCTCAGTCTAATAGGTGGTAGATGTACGTCCTTTAGAGCGAATACACGCTTGAAGAAGGGTGGTTTCTTTTTCTCATCCATTATGCGTTCCTTGTGATTTTCATGTAGCTACCCACCAGTAGTGATGTGTTACTACCGTTCGCAGTGTTTTGCGCCCATTGGAAATTCAAATTCCCTGCGGTTGAACTGTTGTGAATTGTGGCAAACAACGGCACGACGACTTTGTTGTCTGCTGCTGTACCTTGTCCTGACAGAGCCATTGTTTGAGTCTGGTCGTGCATGGAGTTGTAGGTTGTGATCGCTCCACCACCAGAAGGAGCAGCCGCGTTGATTGCTGACGCTCCAGTCTGGCCCCATTCAATCGTGCAACCCGATACCGATCCGATGTCCCACTTAAACTTCACGTCCGGTGTTGTACCAGATAGATAGATCAGCACGAACTCTGCGACGTATGTTGCGTTCGCTACTAATGCAGTGGTGAAGTCCGTCAATGTGGTTAACGTAGCGGTGTTGTTAATCGTTTGCTCGGCACTAAGTAGCGCCAGGTTGGTACTCGCACCATCAGCCACCTCTACCACCTGAGAGCCGTTGCCATACACCAACACATTCTTTGTGGAGTTGTAGGACATACGCCCTGCTGTGACATCAGAAGGGGCTGATTGATTGGTAATCTGTAATGTCGTAGGAGTGACTACCCCAGCAGAGTTCACTACCAGCGCATCGACAGCACTGGAATTTTGTACCTTAAAGAACTGACTGCCACCAGTGTTGGACATCCGTATATAGAAGTCTGTTCCTGCCGCTGCTTTCATAAGTGCTGAAAAGTCTCTCGTACCCTCCAGTGCTTCTTTGTATTGGTTAATGTCTGAACTATTCGCCACATTGCCTGACGTAACACTGTTAAGAGCCATTATGCGTACACCTTTCCGGTATCCCATGCACTCACGTCGTAAACCAAATCGTCACCCAGATCCGTGAGTTGGTTAATCTGGGCAAACGACACTGTATATACCTGTAGGTCACGACCATCCTTCGCCATCACGCCAGCGGCGCGTAGGTTGAGCATCTTGACTGAATAGGTCCGATTAAAAATGTCGGTGAGGGTGATGAGTCTGTCTGAAGCGTTAAATAAAAAGTTCTCGCTGACCTTTGCTCCGTGCCGGGAATTACCGCCACCCTTCAGTGGGAGATCGTCACCAACCAAGATGTCGCACTCGAACAAACGGCGGCGCTTCGGAGCAATCGTGGTGTCCAGTACCACTGAGTCAATCGACGCGACGTTCTTTTCTGTCGCACGAGTCATTTTCAGGATGTACCGAATCTTGTTGAACCTGATTTCTGTAGTGATACGGAACGACGCATTATCGTCTGTCGCTATACCAATGGACGTACCAGTAATGTCACCTTTACGCACGTTTTCAAGGAACGTATCCGCATAGTTCGTTGTATCCGTCACATAGCTAATCGTTGTAGGAGACGATTCATTGGCAGTGGTCGATAGCACACGCGCACCGTTCAATAACTTCTGAGATGCTGCTTGCCCGACATCCACCCAGGGACCCACCACATACTGACCCTGCGTATAATCATCATCAAAGGCGTAGTCTGGATCGGTGTCAGGTAACATGCCTACCTTTGGAAGCCTGAACCCACCAAGATACCCGTATGACGGAGCGCCTATACCTGTCGCATCAGTGCCAAAGAGTAGGTAGGGGTTAGTGTCTGTGATTAATCCTGCACCAAATACGCCGATACCTTTAATAGCTGGGTACTGTATATATGTGAGAGTGTGGAAATTAGTTGTACCTGGTAGCCCCTTCATGATGTAGCTCACGCCTCGGTCGTTTACAAGCGAGAAATACAGCCACTCAGAGTCGCCACTAATCCCGGTAATACGTCCGTCTAACTCTTCTGAACCAGCCTGAGCCGCACTAGGAGGCCATACAATCGTCTGTGTATTGTTGTTTGGGTCTATCTGTAAGATGCGTCTGCCGTATTGGACGTATATATTGCCGTCACTCCACACATACGGACGCGACCCGTTACCGGCTCGTGAGTACCACGGCTCTGCATTACCTGTGTTATCCCAGACGCTGAGAGAATCAGATCCGTCAGTGCGCCAGATTGAATTTACTTTGAACACATATATAAAGTTGCCACCGATGATCATCCCAGCGACGGTGTCGTTGAGCGAGTCGCCTAACGCAATGGCCGCTGACCACGCAGCACCGCCGTTTTGACCGTTGACGTTAGATCGCACTTCACCAGCCCCGTTTACACCCCAAAGATACGGACTGCCCGATGTCTCTCCACGAATGGCAAAAAACAACATTTCTGCGTTTGATAAATTGCTTTGGGTCCAAGTCACTCCATCATCGGTAGAGTAGTAGTACTTAATAGCTGCACCAGTAGACGTAACCATCCCAGCCACAAACAACGTGCCGTTAAAGTCGATGATGTCTGTCATTGCAAAACCGGACGCGAAACTGAAATTAGCCTGGGTCCACGTCGGTGTAGCTCCACCAGTAAAGTACCAAAGATACTGTCCACCAAACGCCCACACATACCCTGTGCTTGGTGCGTAATAAAACTTCACCTCTGGATTCGGATCTCGTGTATAGCCTGTGGAGGATGTGAAAAACAATGAGGACGCAAGCGACGTCTGATGATACTGGACATCAGGACCGGCATAGAGCTTTCCTGCGTAGCTTGCATCCACACCACGAGTAAACGAATACTTGGTTAGGGACCCGGCTTCTTCATACTCGACTGAGTTAAACGCACAGCCACCCTGCCAGTTCTCATAGGCCACTGGAACTTCTACCTCGATAGGCACAGAAGCGTAATCGAATGACGCGGTATTGAATTGTGGTGTGACCTGCTCAGATAGTGACGCACGGTAGCCGAGTATGCCGTCAATATCGTTCAGCATGAACCCTAGCTTCTGATTATCTACCTCCAGGTAAATGTCGTAAGGGGTATCTACCCGTGAGCCGGTACTGATGAGTGCCATTATTGATAAGGACTACGGATCGTGGGTCGTTGCGGTATGACGTATCCCCACGCTTTCGTCGCATCCTTCTTTCTGTCTATGATCTGGATTCTTCTGGCAATGGTTTCAAACTCTTCCGTAGTCAGCCCTTCACGCTCGAACAGGATTTCTGCTGCGGCTCCGTACAGTACCTGTGCTGACCCCTGGTCAAGCTCCATCGTGTTCGTACATTGGGTCGCTGGGACACTCCCAAGCTCTGACAGATACTGTCTCCCGACCATGCGGATCTGCCGTCCATTGGTGGGAACCCAAGAGAGCTGAACCTTCTGTGTAGTGGCATCACGTCTGATGAGGTGTGCTTCGCGCCACGGGTACACGTCCTGTATAAGATTGGACTCCCCGTAGTAGAGCCATGCGCGGTTAAAGAATGCGGTCGCACCTGTTGATGTCCCTCCTGCCACAATTAAGGTCGCTGTCAACGTGGCGGCGTTCGTCGGAGAGATGTTCTTCTCTACCGTAAGCAGCTCCCAACCTGTACCTCCATGCAACGAAGAAGCAGTATCACCATCATCGTCAGTGAGCTGAATTTTGACCCCAGAGGTGTCACGAGTATTCACCCACATTCCGAACGTCATGCGCCGTCCTGCGGCTTGTGAGGCTGTTATGGACATGCTGCCGACTGTCTGTGCCAGAGTCCCTGTAGTCGCTGCCGCAGTAGCCAATTTCATGCAGCTTGTGTCGTACTTTGGAATCAAGCGATCCATGTTGGTTTGGCTGACTATCGTGGCTGTGGTGTTGCTCACCGTCCAGCTTGTAGTTGTGTCACCCACCGGATTAGACAAGACGTTCCATTCAGCCGTCACTGACTGCGGGTCTTCCACAAATATGTACATCGGGCCTGAACGAATGTCTGGGTTGATGTCATACCAGTCACTCAGTCCGTCTGACGTGGATGTATCGTCGTAAATTAAGCGGAAGGCGTGTTCAAATACATCTTCGCGTAGCCTGGCTTCATCCAAACACTCGAACTTGAGCGACGGATCGTACCGATGTATCTGGTAATCCGTACCACTAGCCACTGTCTCGCTAAATGGCGGGTCTACAAACACAGTCCCGGTAGCAGACACAAACTGAGTAATGCGCCTTACGTCGTATTGCAGGTTCCCTGCACCTGTGATTCTGACATAGAAATCAATGATCTGATCGTCACCAAAACGTGACAACGATGTGTCTACGAGCGTATTGAACGTACCTGACCCTGCACTCGTGGTGGTACTAGCCCAATAATCGTTGATGAACTTACTAAATCCTACTAATAAATCACACCCTGAAATAGTAGTAGTCCCACTAGAGCTAGTGGGAAATCCTATACCTACTGGTCCCATTACCATGTCAGGCTCCTATCGTCGCTCGTTATTTCCGTATGTATCAGAATTAAAATACGGGCGGTCGTGTACCGTGGCGAGCAAGTATTCCTCAGCCGTCGCCGTTATAAGCTCCCATTCATCAGTCGTGATGTCGGTGCGCTCCCATGACTGCGACGCATCAAAATAATCCGTTTCCGTTACTGACAATTTTGTATCGTCGAGCGCGACCGTATCCGTATCTTTGAAAATCCATCGGATTTCACGCGATACCTTAGATCTAATTAGTTTCATTGGTTACGCTCCTGATTGTGCTTGGTTGCCTGTATCTGTTATCAGTATTGATGTCGCTGTGGTGGCTGTACCAATTTTCCCATAGCCTAAATCAGTCATCGAATAACCACCTGCTGCCGTCAAATACACATCGCTTCCGCGCGTTAGTCCGCTTACATCGGTATTAGTTCCACTGATAATCGTGATGGTTCCAGCCGAACCACCCGAAATAGCCGCCTCAGAAATACCAAAGAAATTTGGGGCCGTTGTTTGGCCTGTCGGCATCGTGTAGATATTGCCCATCCCGTTATTTCCGTTGTTGTTATTCCAGCAGACGACCATCTTGCCGCCTGTGTACGGGCCGCAGCCTTGATTGTAGCCATTCGCACCTGTGCCCATAGTGTAGTTATAAATAACATCCAAGCCCGCTCGGACATATTCCATATTTTGCCCGATTCCTAAAGGTACGCCATGCACATCGTCATCGGTTCCAGAATAGGTCGCATACAAATTCCCGCTTGTCTGGTCAACTGCCACATTTATCAAGGGCGGATACGAAGCGGTGACCTGCGTAACTCCGCTCAGGGAATATGGTCGCGCCGCAATAATTTCATTCGTGGTAACGCGTAGAGCGATCAAAGTCGGCTCGCCGTCGTTGTCACTTTTGAACCCAACATGATGAAAGTCGTTCACATCGTCGTAATCCATATTGAACGAATGGTCGCTCGAACTACACGGCATGGATGGATTTATAACTATCGCCTGTGATGTAAGTGCTACTGTCGGGGTCGCGTTGGTGTAACTGTACGACTCGGCTATAAGTGCTTTAGTTTTATAACCGAGCCTGACGATTCTGTTTGACCGCGAATCCCATGTGAATTTTTGATAATAAAACGTGCCCGCAAGACCGCCCGCTGTTGTTGAGTCGCTCGCTGCGGTCGCTGTAATTGTTGAGCCTGAGATGGACATCTTGTAAAAGTCAGCCCGCGAGCTATTGTTCGAGTCAGCTACACAGGCAATCGTTACGCCGTCGGTCGCGTTGTACAGCACATTATTTCCGTGATATCCCGTCGGGGTATGTGCGCCCGTTCGGATACTGATAGGCGTTCCGTTGTTCGTCACTGTCGTGCCTGAAAATGTACAGGAGGCAATTTTGTGGTCGTAGGTGCTCGCCGTGAGTGAATAGATAACCCACAACTGGTTCAAGGTTTCATCATAGACTGCATCTAAGAATTCACAGCCCGTGTAGGCTGATTCCAAGCCGACAGGCGTTCCCCATGTAATAGTCGAACCTGATACAGACCCCATCGCTACAGTGGGCACATTACCTGCTCCCGTATCGGTGTACGCAACCCAGACATTTCCCGTGTCTGGGTCATAACCTGTTTTAACCCACTTCACCCCCGAACCCTCAAACTGAACACCCGTTGAGGGGCGCGACCCATCTGCGCGAGTGTCAGCAATCGTCGACACAGTGCCGTCGCTATTCAACGCAACTGCGACACCAGCACCAGATATAGCACCAGTCGCAGTCATTTCTTTTGTGCCCCCACTCGCAGGAATGGCAGAGAAATTTGGAGCACTCGTCGCACCTTGCGAAGTGAGAACTTCCCCCGATGCCCCCAGAGGTAACTCTGTGATAGCCCCACTAGTATTGGAATAGAACACTTTATTGTTGCCAGCATCCAACATTGTGGCTGCGATCTGAGAAACTGTCGCGCTCTTGGTTACGTTAGAATCATCGACATCAGCGATGAGGAACTTGTCACCTTCTGCCAGGGTAGTAACTGCTGCTGAAGCGGCATTGACGCTGACATCTACGTCGTTTGCATCCACGTTGATAGCGTTACCCGCACCTACATTGAGAGTGACATCGCCCGATGCGCCGCCCCCGGTCAGACCATCCCCTGCGGTAACGGCTGTAATGTCTCCTGTAGCAGAACCGACTGTCTGTGTGCCTGTATTGTCTCTCCAATGCAGTACGTTTGACGTGGTGTTGTACCACATATCACCTGTTTGCAGTGATGCTGGATCGCCACCTGAACTGCGAGCCATGTTGAATCTGTCTGTGGCATCGACGGTAGTACCCGTAAGGGGTGCGTCTCCTGCGTCTAATACGCCGTAATCGGAACCGAGTTGTACGTTCCTCGTAGTAAATGTAAACCCTGTGAGGGTGGGAATAACTGTCACACGCTTTAATGCCACTGCGTCTGCACCATTGAGGTACGCCTGTACCCAACCTGATGCGTCACTAATGAGAGGGTTGGCGATAGTTGTCCCGCCTGTAAGCCCTGCGTACATCGTCTGTGTGATATTGGTGGTGGTGTCTAATTGTGCGACCTGAATACTGGCCCCAGATATTGGTACACCGGAGCTGTCGAGTACCTGGTATCTCAGTGCTTGACGAACCATTATGTCTCCTTAGTTAAAAAACAGGTGGGCTACTCCCCAGTACTGCCCACCCGTTCTTTATCTGCTTAACCCCAGTTAACTGGTAGCAAGAACGCAATCATCTTGGTGTTGTTCCCAGCAGAGATTCCTTTAATAGTGGAATCATTCTGCTCGAAACGACCAGACTCAACCGTTACATACTTCACGTCATTCGCAGCCATAGTGATAGCCAGGTTGCCCTGACCCTGTACCTGCGCTGGT